AAAAAAAGATTATGGCAAATTACATTAAAATTAAAGCTGCAGACGTAAATGTAGCTAACGTAACTTCTGATTTATTATTAGGAGAGATTGTATCAGTAGCGCAAGGTTTAGCTAATGGTACTGGAGACGCAAACAAATTCACAGTTTACAACAGTATCGGAAAAAGCTTTCTATTTACTACAACTGGAAAAGCTAAACAATGGGCTGAAGCTGTTCAAAAAGCAATTACAGCTAACCCAGGTGGTATCATGTCAATTGTACAAAACAGTACAGGCGTTAAGATAACTGCATTAGTTATAGCATAACTATGAAATCTAAGGGATTAGGCGACGATGTTGCTAAGTTTACAAAAAAAACAGGTATTAAGTCCGTTGTAGATAGAGTATCTAGCGGGCTTAACCTTCCCTGTGGTTGTAAACAAAGGCAAACAACGTTAAACAAAATGTTCCCTTACAAAGATTAATATGGCTTTTAAAATGAAATCACCGTTTGCTTTATCTACTACTCCAGTATATGAAAGAGAATTACCAGAGGGTATATTAGGTAAGGGTAATAAAAATGGAACTATATTAATTTCAGAAGACATTACTAAAGATCCTGAACAAACTAAAAGTATAATTGATCATGAAGAAGTTCATATAGATCAAATAAAAAGAGGTGATTTAGATTACGATAGTAAAAATGTCTATTGGAAAGGAAAAAAATACTCTCGATCTAAAATGAAAGAGGGCAATCCTAATTTACCTTGGGAAAAAGAAGCTTACAGTAAAACTGATAATTATAACAAATATTAAAAAATACAATGGGATATAAACAAAATTTTGGTCCAAGTAGAAAAGGGGCTAAGCACGGAAAAGACATGATTTCAAGAATCATGAGTAACACAGATACAGTGAGTCCATTAGATAACTCTGTTCAACATTTAAAAGGAATGAAAGGAGCTAAAGATGGTACTAAAGATTCAGGTATGTATAGAAAATCTTACATGAAAGGAGACTCTTACGCTGTACCAGCTGACAAACTAAAAGGTATACAAAAATCAGAAGGAATATCAAGAGAAGGTTCTAAACCAGATTATATAGATATTGATGGTGATGGAGATAAAAAAGAATCAATGAAGTCTGCATCTGATGGAATGTCAAGACAAAAATATGGTGGTAACAAAGGAGACTTAAGAAGATCTGCTAAAAAAGATTATTAAAATAAAATGCCAAAAAAGAAGTTTTCCGAAACAAAAGTAGGTAAGTTTTTAGGTAGTGTTGCGCCTGGAATACTAGGTGTAGCGAGTGACTTATTACCAGATGCTGGTTTATTAAACGTTGTTAAAGGTTTAATAATAAAAGATGAAGGTATTAAACCTGAAGACAAGGAAACTGCTTTAAAACTACTAGAGCAAGATCAAATAGAGATGCAAGAAGTGTCCAAGCGTTGGGCAAGTGACATGAAATCTGATTCATGGCTTTCTAAGAACACACGCCCAATGTCTTTGATATTTTTAACAGTATCTATGGTAATACTTATATTGCTAGATAGTTTTAAAATAGAGTTTCATGTAGCTGAAGGGTGGGTTTCATTATTACAAACTCTTTTAGTTACAGTGTATGTTGCGTACTTTGGTTCACGAGGAGCGGAAAAATTCAAAAGTATAGGTAATAATAATAATAAGTAAAATTAATAACAGTTAAATTTAATCAAATGAGTAAAGAAGTAAAAAAGATTACAGAAGAAGAATTAAAGAACATAAAAGAAGTTAGTTCTAAGTACAATGGGATTCTAACAGAGATGGGTTTTCACCAACTAAGACAGTGCAGTTTATCTAAATTGGCTGAGGAAGAAATTGAAAAGCTAGATAAAGTTAAGAAAGATTTAGAAGAGAAATACGGTCCAGTTAATATTAACTTAGAAGACGGTACTTATTCTGAAATAGAATCACAGGAAGATAAAGGTGAGTAATATTATTAGAAAAATCAGTATTGGCTCTGACTATAAGAACGATGCAATGCATTATTCTTTAGGTCAGCAAGTATATGGTGGTCACGTTATATCACATATATTAGAAGATACTGAAGATAATTCTTATAATATTCATATAAAGAAAGATGATGAAATATTGCCGTGGAAGAAGTTTAATTCTAACATGGCAATATCCATCGAGTACGACTTACAGTATTAATGAACTCATTATACGACTTTGTAGTTAGACCTCTTGGAAAAGAATATTCTAACGATATAAATATAGGTGGCATAAAGTTAATTTTAAACACCAAGATAGAAAGTTTTAAGTTTGTAAATAACTTAGCTGTGGTTGTTTCAATTCCTCTAGCTTATAAAACATATATTAATGTTGGCGATATAATAGTTATACATCATAATGTGTTTAGAACTTTTTACGATATAAAAGGTAAAAAGAAAAAAAGCAGGTCTTGGTTCAAGGAGGATTTGTATTTCTGTTCTTTAGATCAAGTTTATTTATATAAGAATAAAAAAGACGATGATTTTAAATCTATAAACAATAGATGCTTTATAAAACCATTAAAATCAAAACGCAAGTTTAGCGTAGATAAAGAGCAAAAGCTTATTGGTATATTAAAAATAGGTAATAGTTCGTTAGAAGCCGCCGGTGTGCGCGAGGGAGACCTTGTTGGTTATACCCCGTATGGAGAGTATGATTTCATTATCAATGATGAAAGATTGTACTGCATGAAATCAAATGATATTGTAATTAAATATGGAGATAAAGAAAACCAAACTGAATATAATCCAAGCTGGGCAAATAGCGGTTGATGAATTAATAAAGGTAGCTAAAGAACCTATTGTAGACTCTGGTGATGACATATCAGCAGATCGTTTAAAAAACGCAGCAGCAACAAAAAAACTAGCTATATTTGATGCTTTTGAAATATTAACAAGAATTCAAGAAGAGAAAGATATATTAAATGAAAAACCTAAAGAAGTGAAAGAAGAAAAAGCTTTTAAAGGTTTTGCTGAAGGAAGGTCTAAAAATGTATAAGCAAAGTTTATATAAAATATTAGATAATTATATTAACGCTAAAATTCTTAAAAGAAATAATAAGTATAAGAAGTGGGAGTATGGTTATAATGAAAAGCATGATATTGTTATAATATCTAAAGATGGTACTATAGGTGATGTATATGAAATAGATAACTTAAAAATAGCATTACCATCTACTCCAGAGAAGGTTGTTAATTTAGGTAATAAAAAATGGAGCAAGGTCGATCTACCTATAGAATTTAAAAATATAAAAACAATATTTGATTGGGAGGAATATCCTATAGAATTTAAAGAAAAATGGTATGATTACATCAATGATGAGTTTAATAAAAGAGAAAAAGGTTTTTGGTTTCTTAATCAGAACAATTCTACTTATATTACTGGTACTCACTACATGTACTTGCAGTGGTCCAAGATTGATGTTGGGAAACCAGACTTTAGGGAATCAAACAGATTATTCTTTATATTCTGGGAAGCTTGCAAGGCCGATATTAGATCCTATGGGATGTGCTACCTTAAGAACCGTCGATCTGGATTTTCTTTCATGTCATCAGCTGAAATTGTTAATCTTGCAACAATATCCTCTGATTCACGGTTCGGTGTATTGTCCAAATCTGGACAAGATGCTAAGAAGATGTTCACTGACAAGGTGGTACCAATCTCTGTTAATTATCCGTTCTTCTTCAAACCCATACAGGACGGAATGGACCGTCCAAAGACCGAGCTTGCCTACAGGGTCCCGGCCTCGAAATTTACCAGGAGACGACTCGATTCCAAGGATAGATCCAAGCAAGAAGCCCTTGAAGGTCTGGACACGACCATCGACTGGAAGAACACGGGTGATAACGCCTACGATGGGGAGAAACTCAAGCTCCTCGTCCACGATGAATCGGGGAAGTGGGAAAGGCCGAACAACATCCTCGACAACTGGAGGGTTACGAAAACCACCCTTAGATTAGGTAGTAGAGTAATTGGTAAGTGTATGATGGGTAGTACCTCAAACGCTTTAGACAAAGGAGGAGATAATTTTAAAAAATTATACTACGATTCAGATGTTACAAAAAGAAACGCCAATGGACAGACTCGCTCAGGACTATATTCTTTGTTCATTCCTATGGAATGGAATTACGAAGGATACATTGATTCTTATGGAATACCTGTCTTCGACACACCACAGAAAGCAGTTACAGATCCGCATGGCACGAAAATAAAACAAGGTGTAATAGAGTATTGGCAGAATGAAGTTGAAGGATTAAAAGGAGATCAAGATGGTTTAAATGAATTTTATCGTCAGTTTCCAAGAACAGAGGAACACGCTTTTAGAGATGAAGCTAAGCAATCTTTATTTAATCTAACTAAGATATATGAGCAAATAGATTGGAATGGAGATTTAAGACATAGCAACTTGGTAACTCAAGGTAATTTTCAATGGGAAAATGGAATAAAAGATACTAAAGTTATTTTTGTTCCTCATAATAAGGGTAGATTTTATGTGTCTTGGATACCATCTGCACATTTACAAAATAAAATTATAATAAAAAGAGGTTTAAAATATCCAGCTAACGAGCA